AACTTGGTGTTTGTAGGAGCTTCGAATGTACCTTCTGTTGTACGAGCAAATGCGCTTGTAGTAGCAGACTGAAGAATTGTCAATGCAAACGGACTAACAACTGCAAAGTTACCTGCACCACGACGTGTACGCTGTGCAATGATGTTGCTAGCACGATTGATCTGAACAGCTAGAGCAGCGTGTTCGTCACCAACGAAAGTAGCAGTACCACTAACAGTGGCTTGGTCGTATGTTAGTACGGCTGTGCCAGATAGTGTTGTCAAGCTACGTAGAACTTCTTGATCGATCTCAGCTGTGATCTCTTGTGCAAGAGCAGCCATGATTTCTGCTTCGATGTCAATGCCTTGTTGGGCTTGTGCATCTTGAGCAGCTTCAAACGTCCAGCGAGCTGATAACTTACGTGTCTTAGCTTCAACTGTTTGTTTCAAGATCTGAATGCTCATTCTGTTACCAGCTGCACCTTCTTTGGCTGCTGTTGCATCAGCTCTGCCATTTGTGTTACCAGAATATCCTTCTGCAACCTTAAATGGTGATAGAGCTTCTTCACCAGCACTTGCACTGTCACCAGTACTGCCTGTGTAGTTGTCTGCGTAACGAACACGTAGAGTGTGGATTTGACCCACTGGGCCAGTCATAGGCTGGACACCTACCAACTCGTTAGCAATAACTGTTGGCATTACACGTCTAATGACGGGTAGAATAACACGGTTAAGTGTTGCGATATTGCCGGCGGATGTGGCTCCAGCAGTGGCACTCTCTGCCAAATACTTGCGGGTATTTTCTAGAGTAGTTGCCATTACTGAACGCTTGTTACCTTGAAGACCTTCTAAAAGAGCTTCTTTGGTTTCCGACCAGCGTGACTCGAGTAATTGTGACATTGTAGTTCTCCTTAAACTTTTAGTCCCGCAAGCCTGCGGATGTCAATGATTTCAGCAGTTTTATCTTCGCCGCTGATTGATTGTGCCTGTTTATTGCCTGTGATTTCTTTTGATTCTGTAAGTGCTTTTTTAACTGGTACTCCACCATCCATTACAGCTGGTAGGTATTTGTCAAAAGCCACGTGTAGTTTGTCAGTTTGAATAGATTCAAGTAATTGTTTCATCACTTGTTTTTTATCTCCTGCTAATGGATTTAGCAATTCGCTCATTGTTTCTTTGCGAGCTGCTTGATCTTTAGCAATGCGTAATTCTGTTTCACGACTTTCAACTAATTTTTGTGTCTCTGCAACAATCTTTGCTGCTTCTTCAAGTTCTTGCTCTTTTACAGCAAATGCTTTTAGAAGTTTAGCAGTTTCTGATTTCTCATTAAGATGGCTTGCAGCATATTCGCTGGCAAAACTTTCAAAAATTCTGCGACCAAAATCATTTCTACGAGCAGCTTCAATGTCTTCACGCAATTGATGCATTTCAGAACGTAGTCCTTTAGACACTGTTTCTTCAATGATTTTTGCAGAACGAGCAACAAAATCTTTCTTGATAGCTTCAAACTTAGCCTTGCTTTCGCGAACCAATTTTACTTTGGTTTCAGCTAAATCTTTCTTATCTGCGTGGAATTCTGCGATTTCTTTCGCTAGGGCATCCACAATAAAGGATTCTAGTTGTGTTACATTGTGTGCTACACGTTGGCGATCTTCATGCAATTCAGCAAGCTCTTTACGTAGATTGTTCATGACAAATGATTCCATTGCGGTAGAATCCTGTGTCATTTTTTCTGCATAACGTGCTCTGGCATCAATTAGTCCTTGACGGTCTTCGGCTAGCTCGCCTAGTTCCGCTTGTAGGCGGTCCGTTAGCATAGCTTCTACAGCTTCAACCATAGCAGACTTGTCGTGTTCGTACTTTTGTGCGAACTCTTCACGAAGTGTTGCGGTGACTTGGTCACGGTTTTCTTGAATTCTGCTTTGCCAAGCAGTTTCAATTTCCGATTTTATTTCTTCGGAAATCACATTGTTTTCAAACAATTGTTTTACGATGTCTAGCATGTGATTCTCCTACTGTTATTTGAGACCTCTGATGATTTTCACCAGATTCTCTGCTAGGTATTTCTGTGCCTTGGGGTCGCCTTGAACTTCTTTTGCCATTGTAAATGCCTTATATCCACCTGTTGTATTCATCAAGTGTTCGTATACTGGTGTAGGATAAGCTCCCGGGGCGCTGGGCTGTGCCACAATGTCTACAGTGATTATTTCAAATCCCTGAACATTGCCGCTGCCATCTACTTCGCCTGAGCCTCTGCTCGATACACCTAATTTCACTCCCGACTCCAACATGGTCTGTACTAGATTGCCCATTGGAGTGGGGATTATTTTAAGTTTTCCGTAGCCGTTAGGACCATCCATCCACATCTTGGTAATCATATGACTAACACGATCTAGATTGATTTTTAAATCCTGCGGGTGATCTAACTCTCCGCAAACTGAATATCCACCAGAGATCTGTTCATTGAGCGTTTTGACAGCCTTGCCAATCTCTTGAGAAGAATAAATTCGCTGATTCTGATTACGTATATCTCCTTGAATGCAGATACCGTTCAGATGCAGCGATTTTTTATCGCCCTCGCCCTCGCTCTCCAAGACAATCTTTGCCTGGTCAAAACTCAATTGTTCACTGAGGGTAGTTTTCACCGTTGTGTCCTATTATCTACGGCCACGGAAAAGACTTGCTTTATCAACTGAACCGGAAGAACCACCTGCTCCGCTGAATTTGCCTTCAGCTTCGCCTTTCTTCTCTGCACCATGACCTGGCTCTTTCTTACTGAAAGCACCACCTGCCTTGCCGCCTGGAACATTGATATTGCCTGCGTTATCTTCTTTTGGATTGCCTTTGAATAGGCTTGATCCCTTTAAATGTCCTTGATTGGCCAAAGTTACTGCTTCTTCTTTGCTTTGTGCAATGTTAGAAGCTGTTCCGCCCATATCGTTTTTACCTGCTACAATACTTTTTGTGTTAGCAGGACCTGCAGATCCGCCTGTACCAGAGAATGTGCCTTCTGCACCACCTTTCTTCTCTGCACCATGACCGCCTGCAACTTTTTCTACATACTCACGCACTGTGGCTAGATCGAAATCGTCTTTCATTTCGTCTGGTGGACCCATGTCATCACCCATGTCATCACCATTCATTGCATCAAATTTGGCCTGTAGTTCATCTACAATAGCATCTAGATCTTGGAACAACTCTTCTGGGGCTTTGTCGTCCATTTCGTCTTCATCACCACTTAGCTCGCTTTCTAAGTCGTCGGTTGGATCATCGCCCATCATATCGTCATCGGCTTCGATGGCAATATCTTCAAAACCTTCTTCCATTTCTTCGTCTTCTTCATCTACTGCTTCGTCGACTTTGTCTTCGTCTTCTTCATCCACAGCTTCGTCGACTTCTTCTTCGTCTTCTTCAGCGGCTTCGTCTAATTCTGCATCGATGAGATTTTCATAGATCTCACGAGATTTCGCAACTACGTACTCGTGGAATAATTCTTCTGCTCTGGCTTGGTCGTCATTGACCAGGCTTTCGAGCATCTGCTCTAGTTTACTTTTATCTGACATGTTTATTCTCCTTAAAGATGATTTGGCTGTCGTGCTTTATTTAACACAGATTTATTAAAACTGTGTTAAATGGTAGTTTTTTGATTGATTCAGTTATTGTAAATAACTTCTGGGTAATTTAATTTAAACTCGTGATAGTTTATATGTTTGAGATTGGAATGTTGATACCCCAATTGATCGGGTACAAATGCACCATCTTCAATGACTCTAACAAACTTGATCTGTCTAAATTCTTTGATAACTTTTTCAGTTTGACTCAACCAGTTGCCGTGGAATGTAGGCGCATCTGTGCTTTTCTTGTAGTTAAATGTGTCTGCATACACATTGTTAAATTTTCCAGCAGCTCCTTGATAATCAAACCCTAATATATAGATAGTTTGATAGGTGTGTGTGCTAGCAAACCATAGTGCAGTAGGACCACTGCTCCAGCCTTTGTGCGGGCTAAAAAAATTGATATTTGCTTTTGATGTTATGCCTTTGTTGGAATTAGTCCATACTTGGTGTGTTCTGTGATAGCCTGAAGCTATGATTTCATTCACCATTTTGACATCAACTGCCACTAGATAATCTGGGGCAAATTCGCGATACAAGGCGTTGCAACCGTATACGGTACCGCGTTCTTGAAAGTTTCTAAGATCTACGTTTAGTCTGCTTTTGCCGTTACCTAGTACAAAAGCTACATCATTCCGCTGGCGCTGCTTCAACTGGTGTTCCATACATTTGTCTTATGAATTCTTGTTCTGACTGTTCTTCAAATTCGTGTGCTTCACTTTGTTGACGCAGTTGATTTATTTGCCTAAGTGTTAGTCGAATTTTTCGTGTGTCACTTTTTTTGACCACAGAAGAATCTCTGGAGCTGTCGTATCTACGATCAACTGCAAAATCATTGTTGTTGTCGTTGAAATATAAAAATTCTAATAGGAGCATAGTGTATTTATATTTTAGACTGCTGTAGGAGCGGCCTGCTCGTCTGGCGCTGCTGCCTGCTGTTCAGCTGCCGCAGCCATAGCTGGATCAGCTTCTTGATCTTGTGCTGTAGTTTCTGCTCCTAATGTACCTGGTGTAATGCCTATGCTACGCATTTCACTACTAGCATCGGGCGCTGGTTTTAAATTACCGCTGTTTTCTTCTCTCCACATACGTTCGTTTTCTTTGATTTCTTCTTCGGATAGTCCCAAGAATCTCTTAAGAGCAAAACGCTTGCTGAGATGCGGCATTTCTTGAACCTGCGAAAATATTGCTGCTCTAGTGGTATCTAGTTCAGCCTGTCTATAGGCTGCAAAGTTCTGAGGCTCGTTGAATTTTAACTCGAATAAACTGGAATCAATATTGATACCATTGTTGTTCATCCAATATTTGAATTCAACATCAAAGGTTTCTACTACCATGGCCTGCAATCGTTTGCAGTATTCGTTGAATCTCAGTTCTTGAATGTATGCGGTGCCCACTTTACCATCTGCTAGACTGTTTGGAGCTTCGTCAACTGCTGTGGGCAAATATGCACTGGGTATTCTTAGAGCACGAAATAACTTGTTGGTAAAATAACGCAGATCGGTAATTTCACCTAGATTGGTACCGCCTGGTAGTGTTTCAACTTTTGAACCACGACCTTCTGCTGTCTGCGGGAAAAAATAGTCTTCACTGGCACTTAGTGGATTATAGCTGGCATCAACCATGTTTTGTCCGCCGCCTGTGGATGAAGGAATGCGTCTTTGTTGTATTTCATTTTTAACACGTTCAACAAAGCTCATGGCCATGTGTGCCGGCATATTTCCAACGTCCACATAAAAAATACGTCTTTCTGGAGCACGTTGTATACGATAGATAATGATAGCATCTTCAAGCAATTCTTTCTGTTTGTATACCTTAAACACCGATTCTAACAAACTGTTGCCAAATGGATAGTTGTTGTCTAGACCTTCGCTGAGTGTGATGTGTACCACGTGTTTAGCATCTACTGTAACTTCATTGGTTTGATTGTGAAATCTAGTGCCTGGTGGTTGAGCTGCTGCACCAACCATTCCACGTCCGAATCCACCACCGCTGGTATAGCTGCTTGTACCGCTGGGCGCAGTGTTGGTTGTGTTGTGAGGAGTAGTTGCAATTAATTCTTTAAAATTAAAATTAATGTCTTTAATCACATACTGTTCAGGAATCTTGCCTTCACTTTCATTAACGATAATTTTTGTAACTTTGGCTGCATCTACAAACAACCATTTTTGTGTTTGCGGATCTCTAACGAAAAAACAATCTCCGTACTTGAATGTGTTACGCACGATACGAAATATTCTAGTTTCAAATTGTTGTTGTTTGGTCCACTTTTGCAGACTGTCTTTTAACAATTTTACTTCTGTTGAAGTAGGTTTGCCTTTGAAGTAAAAATGAAATGGTGTGGCATTTTCTTTGTCTTTTTGTGTGCAGAATTCTGCAAGTATGTCTAGCGCAGCATTAACTTCTGAATCCATGTCCATGGTATCATACTGCATATATCGTTCAACACGATTGGGACTTCCTGCATAAACATCTGGTAGAAAACTGGAGTAGTTTGCACGAGCTGGACCTGGTCGACCGCCGCCGATAGGACTCATAGATCCTGTTTGATTTTCTATTTTTACCGGTGTAAAGTATTTTTTCCAGCTCATTGTTCTTCCAAATTATACAGGCGATTTAAACATATCACCAAAACTAAATCCTTTTTGCACACGTAATTGATCGTTATTAATATTGGCCAATTGATGATTGATAGATATTAATTGTTCCAACTTACTATTTAACGAAGACAGCTGCGATACTGAATCATCTTGACCAAGTGATTGTTTACCGGTTTGTGTTTCAATATCATTAGTGTTGTTATAGCTGCTACTGCCGCTTTTGTTGGCTGCATTGGCGTCTGATCCAGAAACGCTACTAGTCGCATCCGCCATTTCTAAACGTTTTAGTAGACTTGTTACAGAACCTATCGAAGATTCCCCTGGCTCTGGGGCATTGTACTCAGCCGCTGCATCAATACCTTGTCTTTGTAATGCTTCGGCCATGTCCGATAATTTTTGTTTCATCGTCTCAGTCTTCTTAATAAGCTCTGGACTGGTATCTGAAAACGTGTTTTTGGAATCACCGCTTCGCATAAAATCTACGCTATCTAATTGTGCTCTAAGTTGATTGTACGCAACTTTCATAGAAGTTGCAAGATCAGGAGCTTTTGGCATATTACTAAAAGACACAGGAATGTTTTTACCGCCTGGTAACGGTACTACAGCTTCAGTGCCATGCAATTCAGCATCAAATCCACTCATAGGACCTTTAACAATTCCCCCATCTTTTGCTGAAGGTTTGCCTGTATCTGGACTAGTTTCTTTGCCGCCTGCTCCCGCAACTTTTACAGATTTACCTGGTGCTGCAGGATTGTCAGGAGAACCACCTCGAGCTTCTTTAGCTTCTATATGCCATGCTTCTGCACTCACAGGTCGAGCAAAACCAAATTTTTCAAATAGGCCTAGACCTACTGCCTTGTTGGCATCTGCAGAATTCATATCAAAGGCCAAACCAACTTCGTGTTTGCTGCGTCCTGGAGGAGCTGCTCTTGGCGATCCGTATTTTTTAAATAGTTCTGCTTGTTCTTTTGAATCTCTATAAGCAGTGTTGATCTGTATTTTTTGTCCAGTGGTATTAAAATATTCCGATGCCATTCCAGCAAGACGTTTTTGAACTCCAGGTTCTAGACCCTGTAGATTTGCTCCAGGTTGAAGTTTTAGATATTTTGATAAATCGCCAACATCAGCCTGCATGCTTTCTGGTGATACTCCGGTTGGTTGTTTGTCTCCCACAGCTGGCAATTTTGGACCACTTAAATCTCCACTTGCAGAGCCACCACCTCCGCCACCGCTACCTCCGGATGATGACGCAGCCCCTGCTGATCCGCCACCGCCGCCGCCGCCACCGCCACCACCTGCTGAAGTTTTTCCAGCGGCGCCACCTCCGCCACCCCCACCTGATGTTCCAGGAGCTGATTTAAGTTTTCCTGCATTTTTGTCAGCTTCTTCTTTTTCTTTCTTTGAAGTGTCTAGGCGTTTTTGTGCAGCAACTAAAGATTCTAAAGCCGATTTTTTCTCTTCATCAGTTTTGGCGGCTGCATATTTTTTCTCTGATTCTTGAATTTCTGATCTTGCTGATGCCAGTGCTTTTTCTTTTTCTTGTTGTTGTTGTGCTGCTTTAATATTGCTAGCAAAGAAACCATTCTGTTGTTCGCTAAATGATTGTAGCATGGCTTGCGGACTAGACATATCCACTTCTTTAGTTTCTTTTTTGGCTTCGGCTGCTTTTTTCTCCGCTTCTGTTTTATCCCCAACAGCTTTTAATTCAGCCTGTTTTTTGCGTTCAATAGCATCTTTTTCACGTTGTTCGTTGCGTTTTGCTATTTCTGCATCACGTTTGTCTCTAGCATCTAGTTTTTTGGCTTCTTCTGGATTTGTTTTTCTAAGAGCTTCTCTTTCAGCTTTGGCTTTGTCAGCTGCTGCTTTGTCAGCGGCTGCTTTATCTTTTGCCTGATTGTCTTCCATACGCTTGCCCATATCGGTAGCAATCTGATTTCTCTTATCCCCTTCAGCTGTTAATTGTTCATCAAGTCCTTTGATAGCTTCGTCAAAATCTCCTCGAAATCCGGGAATTTTATTCAGTACACTAAACAATCCTTTTTGAAGTTGCAAAAATACTGTTTTCATTAAACTGCCAACCCAACTTGCAGCATCGCTCAACACTTTAAAATCAACACCTAGTTTTTTAGCTCCATAAACTAATAGACCTACAGCAGCTACAACTGCAAGTACAGGAGCTGCTATTGCTAGAAAAGGAGCCACAGCAGCCCATACTCCTGCTGCCATGGCTACTAACGATGCAATAAATGGCAACGATGCCGCTGCTTTTGCTAGATCAGACGCGGCCGCAAAACCGGCTGATAATGCTTTTGCTGTGTCAGCAGCGCCAGCTGCAAAGGCGGCAACAGTAGCTACAACTTTAGCAGCAGTAAGACCAACCATTACACCTAAAAACGTCACCAATATAGTTCCTAGATTGTCTTCAATAAAATCACTGACTTTATATAATGAAGTTTCAAACAGTCCAAGAACACCTCCTGTACTTTCCAATAACGGACTTAACATGCTTCCAACTATATTACCTAATTTTTGAAATATTGGAAAAACACCATTCACTAAGAAATTGCCCAATATTTGAAAGGCAGGTACTAGGGTATCTGTAATAAATGGTGTTATAGATTTTAACACACCTGCAAACACATTAAACACAGGTACTGATACAGCCATGACAAAAGTGCCTAGTGTTTCAAAAGCACTCATCATAACATCAATTAGACCACTGTTGGCCAAGAAGTTGGTCATTGTGTTACTGAACTCTGCTAGTTTATCTTTAGATTTCTGTAATGCTTCTGCCTGACTTTTATTTTTTATTGTATCAGCTTGTTCTCCTAACGCCTGTGACAATCCATTAAGTTTACCTCTAGCTAGCTGAGCACCACCTTCATATGTCTGTTGCATATCTTTATTGAACAATCCAACATCTTTTAATGTCTTATTACGTTCTCTTGCTTCTAGAATGCCTGCGTTTCTAGTAGCATCCATAGCTTCTTTGTTAACTACGCCGCCTGCCTTTATAGTGCGGCCATGTGCCTGCAACTGAGTAGCTAATTGCGGATACATAGCTGCCAGTTTTACGCCTTCTTCGGAAGTAATAGTACCAGTGGCTAACATATCTCTAACCGCACTTTGTTGCGCATCAGGGAAAGTCTGTATGAAAGTCAACATATTATTTCGTTGAGCTTCATCTAGATGCTGCATAGCAGCTTCCATCTGTGCATGTTTAGCCAGTTTATCACGTTCTTTGGCCAGATCCTCTCTATTTTTTCCTGTGATCTTTGACAGTCCATCTAGCTCTTTCATGTAGTTGGCAGCACCCTGTGCCAGTTGAGTATTACTAGCACCTTGTAGCCTGCCGCTGGATCCCATTGTAGCTATGTAGCCTGCCATTCCTTTGTTGATGCCTTCAGTGGAATATCCCAATCTCAACAGTTCATCACCTAGGCCACTCTGTCGCATTTTTTTGCCAAGGTCAGCAAATCTTTTAGCTCCCGCTTCTGTAGTTCCACCCAGTTCAGACATAGCTTGACCGTTACTGGATACAATCTTGCTAAATTGTTCTACTGTTAAACCTGCACCACTTGCTGCATTAGTCATAGCAGTCATACTGCCGCCAAATGTAGCACCAACACTGGCCAGCTGCTGGAAAGACCCCAGTTGCTTTTCAGCAGCCGCAGCTACTGCACCAAATACATTTGCCAGTAATCCACCAACCACTGGAATAGCATTCATTGTTTGTGCAGCACTGGTTAGGCTGTTGCCCATATTGGCAAATTGATTTATTAGATTAGTTGTACCATTTGCAAGTCCTAAAAAGCTACCTGTAAGGACTCCTGCTCCTGTTGTTATTTTATCAAATCCGCGAGCAGCTACGCCTGTGGCTACTCCTAGTTTATAAAGAGCCTGACTGTTTTTTCCTGACTGTTGTGTATTTTGTTGCTGAGCTTTATTTTGAGCAGCAGAAGCGCCACCGCCAGTTTGTTTAGCACCACCAACAGCGCCAACACCGGCAGATCCGCCTGGGCCCGTACCTGTTTTAAATTGTTTTTGGATGCCCTGCATTACCTTTAACAATTCGTTTAAAGTATGTTCTGATGCGGCATTATCAGCAATGACTCTGCCAACGCCTGGGATGTCAATTTCTACTTTTTGGGCCATTAATTTTTTCCGGAAAAACTGCGTATATAAATAAGATACCGTTAATAGTATTTATTGGAGATTAAGTCTATGGAAAACAACCAACCCCTACAGCCCAAGAAGACCATGTTGTCTAATTGGTACAGACAGCCTAAAATCTATATTAGGTTGCCTTCTAAGGGTGAATACTACGCAAAAGATGCTTTAGACATAAGTACCACAGGTGACTACGCTGTGTATGCAATGACTGCCAAAGATGAACTGATGTTTAAAACTCCAGATGCACTTTTGAATGGTCAAAGCACTGTAGAAGTTCTCAAAAGCTGTATTCCTGCAATTCAAGATCCATGGAAGATGCCAAGCATTGATGTCGATGCTGCACTTGTAGCTGTGCGTATTGCAACCTACGGTGAAAAAATGGAAGTCAGCACAAATTGTCCAAGTTGTGCTGCAGAAAATGATTACGAAATCAATCTCAACACTTGGCTAGAAAAATTAAATCAATTTCAATTTGATCCCAAGGTTGTTGTAGATCCACTAACAGTGTATGTTAGACCCTATACCTATCTAGAGATGACACAGACCAGTCTCAAGAGTTTAGAACAACAGCGTATCTTTGGAGTAATCAACGACGAAACACTCAGCGACGAAGAAAAACTAGACAAATTTGGCAAGAGTTTTAGCAAGCTCACACAACTAACAGTTGATGTAATTGCTCAATGTGTGGCACAGATAGAAACTCCCGATGGTATTGAAACCGATGTGACTGAAATAAAAAACTTTATTTACAATGCACCAAAAGAAATTTTTAATGCCATTGCAGATCATGTTCAGGCATTAAAAAGCAAGATTGATATTCCTGCACAAGAAGTCAAGTGTACTAGTTGTGAAACAGAATTTCTAATGCCAGTGACAATGGATCAATCAAATTTTTTCGCAGTAAGATCTTAAAACTTTCCGTACCGGAGATCTTACAGGAAGCCGAAAAGATGGAGAAAGAAGTACGGAAGATCAAGAAAGAAGCTTTTCAACTGGCTTGGTATATGCGAGGTATGAGCTATGCTGAAGCCATGAATCTCAGTTGGGATGAAAGAGAAATTGTTGGAGAGATAATCAAAGACAATTTAGAAACTACCAAGAAGACACAGCTACCGTTCTTCTAACAAAAAGGACTCCTTGGAGTCCTTTTATTTTGTTTATTTCTTTCTAAAAAGACTAAACCCTTCGAGTACCATACTGCCAGTGTTAATTTTACTGGCCATCTGTTGCTGAGGCGCAGGTTGTGCTGCTTTTTTACCTGTTACTCGAACTGGTTTTTTACCAGCTGGTGCTGTTGTAGTTGCACTAGGTGCAACCGATGCCGGCTCTGCGGCTTGTGCTAAATTTGGATTACCAGGTTTAGCCTTGTTAGTTTTACTAACTGGAGCATTAGCCATAGTGTTAGGTACTGCTCCACCTTTAGCTAATTGGCCAGCCATCTGGCCCATTGCACCACCTGCTGCTGGTTTAGCTTCTGGTGCTGCCAGAGATTTTTGCAACAATTGCAAAATTCTCTGCTTGCCTTTTTTGTCTAATTTGTCAACGTTGGCCTTAACCTGAGAATACATTGTTTGACCAGCTTGTGCTTGATCTTGACCTGCAAGTGCAGCTCCAGTTTTAGCAGCTGCCTGTTTTGCTGCCGTGCCCTGAATTGGTTTGGCTTGAGCGGTACCTTTTGGACCTGCCTTGTTGATGTCTGTGGTACTAGGAGGGATCGCTGCCCCACCTGCTGCTGGCTTAGCTTCTGGTGCTGCCCCACCTGCTGGATCTTCTTCTCCACCTGCTGATCCACTAGATGTGCTGCCAACAACATTTGGATCGTTAAGTGCTGATAATCCTTGATTCTGACCTGCTTTTACGCCTGCTATAAAACCTTTGGGTTTAGTGGAAGAACCACCTGTTGCTTTACCGGCTGCTTTACCCGCAGTTGGTTTTGCAGTAGCTGATCCATCAGCTGAACCTGTTGTGCTAGGAGTTGCTTTTTTTGTAATAGGTTTACCAGTTACAGGGCCATCATCGGCAGCGGCTACCTGTGCCTTTCCTGCTTGGAACCCCTTTTTAGCGGCAGCACCTAGACCAGCAATGCCGCCGGCAACGGCGCCAACACCTTTTGCAGCCATGCCTGCTACATTACCTACAGCTTGGCCAAACTTATTCCATCTCGGGCCTTCATTTAAGCGATTGTCTGATTCAATTAAAAGATCATGAATTCTCATTTTAGTATTCCTAAAGGATTATAGTTTATTTATTATATCTATGAGCTAAAGCTCATATTCGTTTTCGCTTATCGCTCAACGAATTTTCTTTCTCTTAACATTGATTACATCAAGTGCGAAGCACTTTAAATATTATCTAGATTGTTCAGTCACACTTAGCCCTTGCGGGCTAAAAAATGAACATTATCTGAGTTGCACAATGGTCACTTAGCGTTACAGCATTACTAAGGCGGTCGTCCGGTACCTTTAGCTGCGTCTTAATACGACGGCGGGTCTGCAAATATACGCTAACATACTTACAGCCGTGGGCTCTTCACCCTCTTTTAGCCTTGATTAACACTTTCTTGTACAGTAAACCGGTTCCGTAGGCATATCCGATCATGGTCCTGTTAAGGATACTACTGTTACAACCCCTCTACCAAGTAGGGAATTCCGTTGACTGCGATCCGAGATCCAGCTTTAAGGGCACTCTAACAACGCCGGTGCGGGCTTATTTGGCAGTTTGTTGCCTAGATTTATTGAGCCTAAGTATGCCTAGCGGCAGTGTGTGATTGTTAGATTTTGGGTTTTTTGAGGATATGTGAGCCGTGAACTCGAACCTGTATGTGACCGTTGTACCAGTCAGTTGATTCTAGAACTTTGTGTTTGAATTGTTCTCTTGCCTCAATGTAGCTGCATTCTGATTTGTTTTTGCAGTAGAATAGAATTTCTCTGGTGAAGTTTTCTTTGCCTAAGGCCTGTACGTCTGCTGTTAGCGCATCGCTAGAACCATAATAGTCCTTCCAATCGCTTTCAATTTTGCCTCTAATTTTCTTTTTCTTCTTTTTGCCGTTCTTCAAAGTAACTGTTTTATAAGTGGTCTTTGCAAATTTAGCTAGTTTTTTGCCTATATACTTGCGCCCAGAGACGACATTGGTAATAAGATATACAAATCCGATATACTCTTCCGAGATTTCTTCAACGATTTTTTTCTTATACAACCATGTCATCCCTTATGTATCTTAGGGGGCCTTCCTACCATGCCTTTTCTGGCTTGTTTACGTTGTTCTCTCTTTGCCTGTATTTCTACTCGTCGTGTACTTGCCTGCTCTCTAATTTCTGATAGTGCATTTCTTGCTTTGATGCCTGCTTCGTCTGAATTTTTATATTCAAAACGATCCTGCCATTTGAAGTATTCTTGAAAGGCCTGAATCATTTTATCGTGTGCTTCTGTGGTCAAGCAACAATCTCCACATCGTTGCTATAGCTAGTGAATCCGTTCTCCTTGATAACTTTGAGCACGTGATTAACACGACTGGTTAAGTCATCTCTATGACTAATTAGAAAAACATTCTTGTTGCGTTCACGGGTCATTTTCTTTAACACAGCAATACTTGATTCAACTCCGCTGGCATCCATACCGCTGTCTACTAATTCGTCAATGAACAATAGATTAATAGCCTGATATAGATTTTCCCATACGTCACGGAACGCCCAACTCAAACTTAATATAAGTCTATTACGTTCTCCACGGCTTAGATTGTCAAAATCTAGATCCTGTCCTAACTGTGTAATAATCACAGTAAGATCATTTTGAAACTCCACAGTGTGCGGCAATCCAATCTTGTCTAGATAATAGGTTAATCGTTGATTGAGATATGCCAAGTTTTGATCAATTATGCGTTTACGAATAAAACTGTCTTTGTTAGTCAGCAACTTGTACAAAAACTCCTGATGATCTTTGATTCTAATTATCTCATTAAGGTTATCGTAGTTAATGACCTGTAATGCAGTATGTTTTAATTCTTCAATCTGTTCAAGATAGGGATTGGTTTCGCCTGCTTTGATCTCTAGATCACGTTCAAAACCACTGAGTGTGTTTTTGTGATTCAATGCCTGTTCTAGATTGTCGTAGATCACTGCGGGCATTTCACCTAATTCACCTAGTGCTTTAATAGCATCAGTATGTTCTAACAATTGCGTATTAGTTGCTAATGCCTGTAAGGCAGTTTCTTGTAAGTCTTTACGCTTTTTCTCTAGCAATGCAACTTGTTTGTCATCGTGAAATCCTTGTCCACAACTATAGCAAGTATGATTTTCTAAACTAGCAATGTCTGCTTTCAGTTTGTCTATTTCTTTTTGTTCTCTAACTTCGTCTAGCTCGCATCTTTTGATCCAACCGGTAAGATCGTTGATAGTCTTACGTTTCGTGTTGTAGGCATCTAATGCTCTATGTGCGGCAACTTCTTGATCGATGTCTATATCTAGAAGTTGTTCAATAGCTTTAGCAAGATTAGTGATACTGGTTTCGTTTTGTTCTTCCCACATCTTTTGTTTACGTTCCAGTGACTCTATGCTTTGTTGTATGCGGTCGTTGGATATTTTTATAGTTTCGATCTTGGTATTTTCTGTAACTATAGAATCCTTGCTGATCTTG